GGCCGGGGCGGCGGTGGGGACCTTGGCGCTGATGGCAGCGGCAACGGCCTTGGCGACGATGCTCTCGATGGACGAGGCATCCAAAGTAGCGGTCGGCGCAGTAGGAGCGGCAGCCACCACGGCGTTGGAATCAGTCATTTTGTGTGGTGTCTGCTGTGATGTCGGCGCGGTTGTCGCGCCATCGACGGCAGCGGGAGTGCTGATCGTCGAAATCTTGTCTTCAGGCTCGGAGAGTTCTTCTTCCTCTTCGATCTGGGCGGCCAGCGCCTTGAACCAGTCACGGCCGGCGGCACCGCCCCAAAGGTTAGCGGCCACGTCGGCCGGGGTGTCGGCTTCGGCCTCGAGGAAGCGCTCATTGCGAGCCCACCAGGCCACAGCCTTCTTCACCTTCTCAACGCTGGGCTCTTCGCCCTTGGCCAGATTGCGGGCGTCGATCACGGTGGCCTCCTCGAGGCCGTCCCCACCGAGGCCGTCTTCATACTGCCGGATGCCGCGCTCGAGGTTGCGGCGAACGGTCGGAGGCGCCGTCTTGGTCACCGCCCGCGGATGCCAACAGGCAGCCATGGCCAGCATTTCGGTCATGCTGTCAGCCAGGCCGAAAGCCACGGCTTCCTGCGCGGTGAACCATGTCTCGGACGTCATGGCCGCCCGGATCTGCGCCACCGGCTTTCCGGTGCGCTTGGAATAGATGCCGGCCAGAACCTCGGCGTGCTGATCTAAGGCCGCGGCCATCTTGCGCATATCGTCGGCCGTACCGGCAACCATGCCGGACGGGTCGTGAATCATGAACAGCGCCGCATCGGCGATCTCCACGGTGTCGCCGGCCAGAGCGATGATTGAAGCGATTGAGGCCGCGATGCCGACCACCCGGGTGGTCACCTGCGCATTACGGCCGCGCAGCATATTGTAGATAGCCAGGCCGTCCCAGACGTTGCCGCCGGGGCTGTTGATCTCGACCACCAATGGCCCGGGGCCCACAGACTGCAGAGCATCGGAGAAGGCCTTGGCCGAAACACCGGATCCACCGAACCAGTCTTCGCCGATCTGGTCGAAGATCTGGATCATGGCGGGCTCAGTCGCCGCCGCTCTGGGCTGGTAGGAAAGCCAGTTTGTGACCTTGGTCATGTCGTCTTCGATCTAGGTTTCCGCTTTTTCGGCGCCTTGGCAATAACCTGCTGACTAGGTTCAGCCGGGATTTCTTCAGGCATGGCGCCGGTGGGCTCGACCTCGGGCGTCGGCTCGGCCGGTTCAGGCGCGATTGGGAGCTTCTGGGCGGTCGAGATCTCGGAGACGTCGATGCCGTACTTCACGGCCAGATCCCGGATGTGCTTGGCCTGCTGCGCCTTGGCCTCGAGGGCTGAGCGCCAGTCGATGCCGCGGGCGCCGTAAATCTCGTCGTAGGTCGTCACACCGGCCTCGAGCTCGGCGAGCTGGGCGGCCGAATTGCGGCCGACGTCGACATTGGGTGCACGGGGAGCCTGAATCGCCACCTCGTACCAGTCATCCGGCGAATCCTGCAGGCTGGGGTCGACGCGGATGGCGTACTCCATGACGTACTCCCAGATCCTACGGGCAGCCGAGGCCATCACCTGGTGCCGGCTGCGGAACCAGACCGACGACATATCGAGAGCGCCGCGGTACACGGTGCCCTGCATTCCCTCGGGGAAAACCAGAACGTAGGGGATGCCAACACCGGCACACACCTTCTCGGTGAGCTGGCGCCAGTATTCCCTCATGTTGACGTTGGGGCGGTCGGCTTGAAACTGCTCGAACTCGTCGCCGCTCTTGAGAACCTTGACGGTCGAACCGAACACGTTCTCGTAGTAGGTCTGTGCCGTGCCCTGTGAACCAGCCACACCGGAGCGCAGGCTGGTGGCCTGCACCTCGCCTGAGGCCGTCTTGATGACCTGGGCCACGCTCGAGGCGAGCTTGCAGCTTTCCATCTCGAGCTTCTGCAGGTCGTCAAGATCGTGCAGGTCATTGATCACGCATGCAACGAACGGCAGGCCGCGGAGCTGGCCAGCACGCTGGGCCTCGTAGATGTGAATGATCGAGTCGGACGAGATAGAGCGGATGTCCTGGAGCTGGCCCTGCTGCGATTCCTGCCCGATGTAGTAGGACAAGGCCCGGCCGGTCTTAGTGTCGAACCGGACGCCATCGAACACGTCGACGTCGTTCTCCTTGCCATTCGGCGTAGCCACCTGCTGCGGCTCAATGAGCTGCAGCCGCGGGCGCCCGGAGTCGCCCTTGGTCAAGAGGATAAAGGATTCGCCGTCGTAGAACCAACCGCGGGCAGCCAATGACATCAGGGTGCCGAACGATTGCCGGCTGCCGATGTCCGGGTAACGGCACCAGGTATCCCACCAACGCTTCGCCCGGAGGTTCCAGTCGGGATCCGAGCTGGCCGGTTGAACCGAGAAATTGCTGCCGACGGTGTAGTTCTCGAATAGGTCACCGAGGCGGTTCATCACCGCGTTATTCTGCTCGAAGAACCGGCTTTTCCGCACAATCTGCTGCCGGGTCGAGGCCGTGACATCGAACCGGACCGAGGTGTAGGACGTATCGAGGAACGAACGGCGGATTGAATTGGCCGCCCCCTCGTAACGATCAACGGGCTGTGACCTGAGCTTCTGCAGGATGTTGGCGAAGATTCCCATCAGGTGATTCCCGTTCTAAAGGTGCCTTCGCGTCGGAAGTTCGAGAAGTCACCGCCGTAGGACGTGGCCGCGATCAGCACCACGGTCATCAGCTTGTTGTAGATCTGGGCGTCGGTCGGGTTGGAGATGCCATCCTGGCCGAGGTAATACACGGCCAGATCGTAGTCGTTCAGCAGGCTTTCCCACATCTCGACCATCTCGGAAGGCGTCGGGCCGCCCTTGCCGGGCTCGGCAAACTCGACCGACACATCCGAGGATGATGTCGACCGGACAATCTGGCCGGACTCGATGACCGAGGATGCCGCGATGGACTTGGCCGACAGGGCAGCCAGAAGCGTCGAACCTCCGAGGGCCGAGTAAACGGCCCGCAGGTAGGAGCGCTTGATGGCAACGGTGAACGTAAACACCCGGCGGGAGAATGCATCTTCCGGGTACCGGTGCAATAGGTTAGCAGAACATCATGTTTCGGCGGCCTGCACTAAGTCATTCCACAGCATCACTATTGCAAGCTGCATGATCTCGCAGTCGTGCAGGTGGTCCGGCCACTTCTGGTTGCGCTTAGTCCAGACGTGTTTGATCCGGCCCGCACGGTTGGCCACCGGCCGGAGCTGGTGGCTGTCGAGATGGCGCCAATACAGCTCCTGGTCGGCAAGGTAGGCGCCTTCGGCCTCGAGCACCGGAGGTGTCGGGCAGACTCCCCACTCCCGGTCGATGTCGCCTTTGCGCAGGCGGGAGAGCATATCGCGCAGGTGCTCGGTGTCGAACACCAGGAGGGGTTGCACCACGTCGGTGCGCATCGAGGATGACGTCGACAGGCCGAACGGGTGCACAGTGCCGCTCTGGGCCGTGAACCGGGCGCCGGTCTCCCGGCCCTTCAGCGGCAACCACCCGATGATCATCGGCTTGCGCAGGCCCCCTTCGGGCGGGTACCGGAGGCCGCACGGGTAGGTGATCGGGTTGGATGTGATCGTCGAATAGGCGCCACAGGCATCGTACACCGCCTGCGTGTTGAAGCCCGAGTCGATGCCGACATCCATGTCGTGCACCTCGAGCGCAATCTGCACCCGCCGGAGGGCTGCGAAATCATCGGCATGGCCCGCGGCGATCAGCGTGGAGTTGCCGTCCTTCCATTCCCGGCACACCCACCACAGGAACGGCGCCACGGCCTGCACGTCTGCGGTCAGGTAGCGCCGGCCGCCATCGAGCTTCACCTCGACCGATGTCTCCGGGCGCTCCTGCTGCACGTCCTGCTGCTCCCAAGGCTCGGCTAGATTTCCATTGATGAAGCCCTGCAGGCCGCCCATCGACTGCTTGGCCTCGATGAAAGCCACGGCGAGGTGGCCCCAGGTGCATTTCCGGTCGGGGCTGTAGAGGCTTGACAGGTGATAGGAGCGCACGCCGGGCAGCGCCCCGGGATTCTCGGGGATCCACCGGCCATGGCGCAGCGCTGCCACCTTGTGGGCGTCGCTGATCTTGCCCTGGCAGAGCTGGCAGACGTAATGCGCCGAGGCCCGAATCTTTGAGAGGTCGTGCTTGCCGTCCTCGGTCTTGTGGTCCTCCCAGGTCACCTGGCGCCACTCCAGTCGGATGTATTCCTTGCAGTGCGGGCACGGCAGGTAGAACCGCCGCTGGTCGCCGCGGAGGAAGCGCTGCCAGATCCGGCCTTCGACCACAGTGGGCGTCGAGGTCATGAAGGCCTTCGACGATGAGAACGATTTGAGGCGCTGCTCGGCCAGGTCGAGCGCGTCGGCTTCCTTGGCCGTAGCCTCGGCGAACTTGTCCACCTCGTCGGCGATCAGCACCCGCACCGGGCGGCTGGCTAGGTTGGCCGGGCTGTTGGATCCGACAAAGGTCAGCGTCGACCGCGTGAAGTTCTGCTCGAGGTTGGTGATCTTGTCGGCCTCGGCCGGGAAGCATTCCAACATGGCCGGGCTGTCCTCGAGCATTGGGAGCCACCGACTCTTCGAGAATGATCGAGCTAGGTTCTCGGTCGGCATCAGCCACAACGCCGGGCTCGGCTCGTTGGCGATCAGCCAGGCCAAACCGGCCATCAGGGTGGTCGTCTTCGAGGTCTGCGATCCCCAGCAGAGCGTCACCTCTGAGACCGATGTGTCCTTCCAGCATTCCATCGGCTCCCGGGTGTACGGTCTCACCGATGTGCTGAATGGGCCCGGGTGCTCGGTTTGCCGGGCGGTCAGCCGCAGGTTGGCCTCGGACCATTCGACCACCGTCTGCACCGGGGTCGGCTTGTAGAGGTTGCGCCGGTAGTCGAGCAGGTTGCGCTGCAAATCAGTCAGGCTTTCCATGGGTCGGTATTGTGAAGGGTTTTTAGCGCCACCTCTTGCACCCAGCGGGAGAGCTCGCGCTCGGCGTGCTCCGGGTCGTGCGGTGCGATACGGCCGGAGAGTTGCTTCGGCATGGCCTTGAGAAGCGATGACACGGCGCCGTCGTGCTCCTGCATGACCTTGCGCACCCAGTCGCCGGAGACCAGGCGCCGTTCCTTCTCGGCCTGGGCGATCACCTCGTCCCGGGATGACGTCAGGTTCTTTGCCGCGGTGGCGTGGATGGCCACCAGTCGGGCTGCATCGGCCCGGCGGCCGCGGAGGGCTTGGACGGCAAGATCATAGGCCGCACGCTCGATCTCCTTCTGCCGCTCATAGGCGCCCTGCGGCGAGTCGGTGGCCGCGGTTGCGGTGTCGACAGGCTGCGCGGCTTCCTCGGGCCTGTAGGGGCCTTCCTGCTCAATGGCGGGGTCTTCCTGCTCCGAGGCAGTGGGCGGGGTGTTCCTGGCCCGAGCCCTCACGTTCTTCTGGCGCCAAGCGTCGGCGGCTTCTGCGCTGTCGAGCGGCATCCCACGGGAGACAAGCTGGGTGACGTAGCCTGAGGTTAGGCCAGAGTGCATTCGGTATTCCTTCTGGGTCATGGCTTCAAGGCGTTGCGGATCTCGTCGGGCATCATCGAATCAGGCAGCGTGGCTGCGTACTGCAGCGCCCGGAACACGCCGTCCCGGCGGCTGTCGCGCTCGTTGGGCACGCAATAGGCCACAAGCTGCTCGGGCGGGGTGCCCCGCTTCATCAAACGAATGAACCACGCGGTGTTCGCCAGGCCGTACTGGTCGATCAAGAACTTAATGTGTTGTGGCATCTTTTTTATTGTATTGTCGACTTACTCACTCGGGAAGGAAGGGGTCTCGCGTTCACCTGTTTCTGGGAGCTGGTCAGGAGACTCCTTGACTTGTTGTGTTTGATGATAACGGGTTGTTATTGTTTAACAATAGCCGCTGTTCGTGTAGAAACTGCTCGTGCCCTTTTGCAATTATGTAAGCAACAGAACCGCGGGCCACACCGCAGGCCTTGGCGACATCTTCGAGTGTTAAACCACGGTCGCGCAACACATATGCCTTTCGACATATTTCCGGTGTGTGTACAGTAGTTGTCACGAGGTAGTCTGTTTCCGTGGTGTCGATGACATCACCGTCCTCGTTGACCTTGACGCTGGCCGGGTATGACATCCACCCGCGTTTAACTGCTCGAGCAACGAGGAATCGGGCTTCAGCCAGAAGCATCGCATTGGTGACTGTAGATTTAAGAATCATAGAAGTGATGGTTGAATATGTACTGCGAAAGTGTGCTTCTGCTGTTTGTTACCGATGATAGCGAATATGCGCTTGCGGTGTTGTGAGCCTGAATATCCGGGGTGACATACGCAAGCGAAACGGCCGTCATTCCAGATGATCAGGTGGTTACCGCCTTTGTCCTGGCCGGCCTCGTGACAGGCTGGGCAACGGCCAACAAAGCCACCCGATTGTTTGCGGAGGTTACCGACAAGGTTGAGCTGGAGGCCTGGAATGCCGTGGTCGACCTGTGGGGCGGATGGGGCGGATATTTTGAAACTCATTGTGGTTGTAGATGCAGAATAGTCGATTTTTAGGAGCCATTAAGAGTTGGAAATTGCCGCCCCATCCGCCCCACATTGCATTTTCGTCAATGCTGGCGGGCCTAAAGTGTGGGGCGGATCTTTTTCGTATCCGCCCCACATTTGGGTCATTCGAGGTTGTTACAGGCTTCATCGAGGCGGTAGAGCATGACGCGGAGGTAACCGCGGGTGCCTGAATCGTCACGGTCAGAGCGGTTGAGGTGCTTGGTCGGGATGGCCTGATGGACCTCGAGCATGAGCTCGGCGGCACGCCGCTGGAACTTCTTCTCAGGCTCGGAGGCCCACTCCTTGTTGCCGCACATCTGAAGGTAGGCCTGGAACAGTTCCTCGGTGCTGATGCTGTCCGCGGCCATGCTGGTGGGCTTGATGTGGTTGGTGATGAAGTAGCGGATCGAGTCGCTCTCTGACAGAAGGCTGTCGATGCGTGCCCGCTGCTTGATGGTCACTGGGAACGAACGGCCTTGTTTCAATACACGCTGCAGTGATTCAGCGCCGGAAAGGAACCAGTTGAGAATACCGGGCCCCTCTTTATCAATCATCACATCGTGATAGTTTGGTATGACAGTTGATGGCTTAGGTTGTGAGAAGTCGAGCAGCAGCAGGCGTCGAGACCATGCACCGAGATCGCCCTGCACGTTCACTCTCAGTTTGCTATTGGCTGTGACAATGACATTCCAGTCACCGATCAGTGTCTTAACACCGTTGCGGTTCTTGAACTCTGCAATGATACGGTCGCCGCCGGTCATGGCCTTGAGGAACGATGATCCCTCGCAGGAGAGGAAGTCCGGGGCCACGTCGGCGCCAATGAGCAGGGTCTTGTCGTGGAACAGGCCGGCCTCGAAGCGCCCGCCGAGGTGGTTGGTGCGGAGCTCGGAGCAGTTCTCGTCGCCGACGAGGCGCCGGACGACGCCGGCCACCGTCGACTTGCCGCCGCCGCCGGTGCCGGTCAGCAGGAGGATGACCTGTGGCTGGTTGCGTTGCAGGAGGGCCAGGCCGCCCCAGTGCTGCAGCATAAGCTGGTCTTCGGCCTCGGGCAGAGCGTGATCGAGGAAGGCCTGCCACATCGGGCTGGTGGCGCCTTCGACGTATCGGATGGGCGTCTGGTTGCGCGACATCCACTCCGGCGAGAAGCCATGCATCCCGTAGGGTGTGACGCGCAGGTCGACCATGACGTTCTCGGTGTGGACGATGGCGTCGGGGCGGTTGAATGGCGCCCGCTCGACCTGAAGCTGAGCGGCCAGGTCGATCACGCCATTCGAGAACTGCGCGGTCAGCTTGGGCAGGAGGCTGCGCAGGTGTGGAGCGGCCTGGTCGGCGGCGTGGTCGAGGATGACTTTGCGGGCCATGGCCAGCACCCGCTGGCCGACTTCCTCCCGGGTCATGGACTGCCAAATGCCTCGGTCGGCTAGGTAGAAGTAGAAGCAGCCGGTGACGGTATCGAACAGAATGCGTTCCTTGGCCGCCAGGTAGGCCGCGAAGAATGGAGCCTGCAGCGTGCCGGTGCCTTGCTTCGAGAACACCCAAGGGTCGCCGTGTTGCTGCAGGAGCTCGGCGATTGCCTCGTTCTCGCCGGGCACCGGCCAGCCTTCGGGCCAGCGGATCTGGGAGAAGTCGAGGGTGATCGGAGGATTGTCGACCAGCACGGTGTACTCGCAGCCGGAGGGGTGGGTGCCCTTGACGGTCGAGAGGTTGCCGGTGCTGCGCCATTCGTAGAGGGGTCGCCCGAGCTGCCGGCCATTGACCTCAACCATCTCGGTGGTGCTACGGGCCGATGAAGGGCCCGGGTAGGGCCCGGAGATGCGCACACCGATCTGGGCGCCGCGGCGGCCTCGCCATCGGGCGGTGGTCTTCAGCTTCGGGTTGACGGCAAGGAAGGCATCGAGGCTCTGGTCATCGTCGAAGTCGATCGCGCAGAACCCGCCGGAGTGCTCGCCCAGGCGAACGGCGACATTGCCGTGCTCGAGCAGGGCCTGATAGGTGGCCGCCGCGGTGCTCTGCAGGGTGTGCTGGGTGTACTTGACGAGCGGCACCTTAGTGCCCGGGCGGCAAGGCACTAGGAACAGCGGCGTGCCGAGCCATTGCTCGATCTCATGGGTGGACATCATATCGTGAAATCAGGTCAGCGGTTCGCGGAGTTCAAAGCGGATGGCTTCCTCGGAGATGAACCAGCCCTTGGGCCATTCCTTCAGGTGCAGGCCGCCCAACGTCCTGACTCGGCTCAGCGCGACATAGCCTTGCCCGGGCTCTCGGGCCGCTCGGATGTCGATGTAGGCTGCGTCGAGAGTCAGGCCTTGGGCACGGTGTATGGTCATGGCGTAGGCGAGGCGGAGCGGATATTGCCACACGGTGACGCCCAACGTCTCGAAAAACCATTTCCTTAGCCCCACAGAAATGGTTTTGCCGCGGGTGTACACGTCGATGGTGTCGCCGCATTTGCCGGTGACGAATCCGATCTGGCCATTGGCGAACCCAGTCTCGGCGTCGTTGGTTGTGAACATCACGGCCGCCCCGATCTTGATCTGCAGCATCCGAGGCGTGCTCATGTTCTTTGTGGCGAAGTCGACGGCCTGTGTCACGCCCTTGGTGCGTGCCTCGACGGTGATGAGATCGCCGGTAACGGTCTCGAGGCGGTAGCTGTTCCACTTGTCGACCTGAGCATTGTGGGTCAGCAGATGGGTGATCTCGGCCTTGGGGAACCATGATACACGGGAGCGCAGCACGTCGGCGTCGGTCTTGGCCAGCTTACCGATGCGGAAGCCGCTGAGGGCCTGAACGAACAGCCTGTCGTCCTGGCGCCGGACGGTCTCGAGCTTGATCGTCTTGAAGTCGGCCTCGGCCCAGGCATCGGAGCGGAAGGCCCAGTCGTAGGGCTTGGACTGGTCGATGCGCACCGGCGGTAGCTGCAGGAAGTCACCGAGCACGATGATCTGCAGCCCGCCGAACGGCTTGGCATCCTCTCGGAGCAGCTTCAACCAGAAGTTGAGGAAATCGAATTGGCGCCCCGCCATCATGCTGATCTCGTCGATCACGAGGATCTCGGCCTCCTCGACCCGCTTGCGGGCGTTGTGGATGGTTGGCTGATCGAACAGGCGGGTTGCGGCCTGATCGAAGGTTTCGTTGTCGCCGGGCCCGAGCTGCATCCCGCACCAGCGGTGCACCGTGGTGCCGCCGATGTTGAGAGCTGCAATGCCTGTGGGGGCGGTAATGGCGACGTTCTTGGTGGTCTCGATCTGGTGCAGGAATTGCCGCAGCAGATAGGACTTGCCGGTGCCGGCCTGCCCGGTCAGGAACACGTTCCCTCCGGTGGTCGCCCAGGTGATGAACCGGGATTCGGGCGTGAACTCCGGGAAGTCGGTGTCGATGACCGGACAGGTGGCTTGTGTCATATCAGTAGAGTTCCGGGCAAAGCACGTCGTGAACCTTCTGAGTCAGCTCGACATCCTGCACGGCATAGGCGATGGCGGCCTCACGATCCCGGAGCCACAGGTCGGAGAAGTCGGCGCCGCTGCCAGACTTTTCTCCGAGGTTCAGGTGACGGCAGATTGCAGCCAGGCTGCCGTGGGCTCGGTTGTCTCCGAGCTGCCAGATCTCCCGTAGGTCGACGATGAGGTCGTTCCAGTAACGGCCATGCCGGAGCCAGTAAGGCGGCGTCACACGGTGCTTCCAGGAGCGTTTGTAGAGGAACGGCAGGTCGAAGGCCTTGGTGTTGAATCCGACCAGTCGTGGCTGGCGCTCGAAGCCGGCAACGATCTTCCACCATTGCACCAGCATTTCCTTTTCGCCGTCGGCATCGGAGCACAGCACCCGGGCCTTCTCGCCGGGCAGTTTGTATCCGATGCAGAGCACCTGGCCGCTCAATGCATCCAAGGCAGCGTTCTTGATGTAGTCGGTGACGTGGTTCTCCTCGGCCTTCTGGATCTTCTCGGCGATCAGGTCGGGATTCTTGATGTTGCCGAGTTTGACCTGCGACGGGTCAAACGGCGGGATGACGAGCTCAGGTCGCGGTAACGGGCCGGTCTCGATATCGAATATGATGATGGGATTAGCGGGCATCTGTTTTTGGTCGGTTGAGGCTGTAGTAGGCTGTGCTGACTGAGACTGAGAAGTGTTTGGCGATCTCCCGGTAGGAGTGCCACGGGTTGGTTTTTCGCCACTCTTGAATGCGAGACATCATCTCCTTGTTGATCTGGTAACGGCTCATCGGCTTGCGTGTCTGTGGCTTCCAGTGGGGCTGGCGCTTGGTTTTCTTCCTCGGCTTCTTGATGGCCTCCTGGTTGGCCGGAGGCTGTGGCGCCGGCCTGACGTAGCCAGGAGGCGGTGCGCAGAGCGCTGCGATACGTTCTGCAGAAAGGTTGAGCTTCATTTGATGTGATGCGCGTTTGTCCGCCGATGCGCGCCCCCGGCAACGAACCATGAGTCCTTCAGCAACGGGCTGAAGAAAGTGTCTTGCCGCAGTGCGGGCAGATGTTGAGCTGGTACTGAGGCTCGACGCCCAACCAGTCGCAGATCTCGTGATAGGTCTTCACGCCGAAATTGGCGACACAGCCCGGCCGGATGTGGCCTTTTTTGAAGAGATCGAGAGCCTCGTCACGATTGCGGATGCCGATGGCCTCGATGAACCCGAGGCACCGGACGGTGAATGGGTAGCCCCATTCGGCCATGATGGCCTCGCGCCGGCCGTACTCCCGGAGGATCTGGTCGATGCGCTGCTTGGTCAAATTGAACCGAGCGGCGATCTGATGCAGCTTGAGCCCTTCATTGCGCAGCGCCAGCACCTGCGGGATCAGCTCGTCGGTCTTCTGCTGTGGTTTGCGTGTGGCCATGGCGTGATCAATAAGGGATCTCGTCGGAATCCTGATCCGCGGCCTCGGTGGCGAACTTCGCCTGATACCAGTCGAGCGCCTTGATCAGCCGGCGGTCGTCCGCGGTGGTCTTCTCTTGGGCCTTGGTCTTCGGCAGCCAGTGCTCGATCAGGGCTCCGATGGCTTCCTCGGTCATCTCGCGCAGCTCGACGCCCTTGTGCTTGCCGACGTGCACCTTGGTCTTCGAGAGATCGGTCTCCTCCTGATTGTCCTGGCTGCCGGAGGTCTTCCGGTAGCTCGTATCGCCGCCTTCGGTGGCCTGGGTGCTGCCGTCCTTAGCCGGCCTGTCCTGCAGGCGCACCCACAGGCCCGAGGCCTGCAGTGCCTCACCGGCCTTGTGCGGTGTGATCAGCTTGATGTTGGCGAAGGTCTTCGATCCGTCCTGGCTCTGCTCGTGGACGATGACGACATTGGCCGGGCGCCCGATGAGCTGGTCGAGGTCGAGGCTGCTGGTCTCCTGGTCGGTGAGTTTGCGCCCGAACCAGTCGCGCAGGAACTTGGTCAGGCCTGCCTTCTCGTGCAGGCTCGGTGTCATGGGGGCGGTCATGACCACCCAGGGCTGTGCCGGGTTACGGCTTTTGTCGATGAGATCGAGCTCGAAGGCGATCTTGAACTTCTCCTTGGTGCCGTACTGCGTTTCGTATGGCTTGAGAGGCGTGATATCAACGCACACTGCACGGCCATTGTATTCGGGGCACGGGGCGTAATCCTTGCCACCTGTTTTTCCACTTACGATCATGTTTACGTCTTACGTTGTGTTGTTGTTGTTGTGTTATTTCGAGGCCTGCTTTTCGACCTCGGAAAGTTGCTGGGCCATCTTCATGTAGTTCGCCCAATAGTCCGGGAATGCATCCCGCAGCTTCTTCAGGTTGCTGGGATCTGCAGCCAGTGCCGCGGCGCCCAAGGCACGCACGAAGCTGCCGCCGTACTCCTGCATGGTCCTAGCCACATCTCGATCGGTGACGTTCACTTGGTTCCCTTTCCTCTGCGGCGCGTCCAGTAGGACGTGTATTCCATTTTCTTGGCCTTGCTGGCCGCCACGATCTCGGTGATCTCGCCCTTGCGGAAGCGGTAGTGTCCGGTGCCTTCGTGTCTGAGTTTGTCTGCTTTGTTCATGGTTTCAGATCCCTGCATTGCTTGATGGCGTCGTCGATGGCTTTACGCATCATCGGCCATTCCTCTGGGTTGATGCTGACTTTACCATGGCCATCAGCAGATTGACTGACCTCGACGTACTCACCGCCGCCTTCATCAACGATCTCGATGTCGGTGCATTCCATGGAAAGCATGTGGTCGTCGGTAGGTGACAGCACCCATTTGATCGGTCGCAGTTTCATCGTCCCTCCAACCATTTTTTGAGGTCGTTCAGTTCGTCCTCTTTGGCTTCTAGCTCATTGATCCGCTCACGGGCTTTGAGCAGTGCGGCGCGATAGCGGTCTGATCTTGTTCCAAGCGTGTAGATGTACTCTCCGTCCTCGATGAGCCTTGTTTTGTAGGCTTGGACGTCCAATTCCAGCTCATTGACCCGCTTGTTCGCACCAGCCAGTTGCCGCTCTAGCTGACGGGCGAAGCCAGCCTTCACGAACTTGGTGAACGCAACCGTGACTGTCGGCTGCCGGTCTGTGCGAGGGGTTTTGCTTCCGACCATTTTGTTGGCGTTAACAAGATGGTTCATAGTCAGAATTCTCTTAAGTGGTACACACGCTTCCGAAGCTCTGCGAGTTTAGCCTGCTTCTTGCCGATTCCGTAATGAACATCATACGATGTAGCGCACTTTCCATCTGGGGCATAAAACCGGCAGTAATTTTCAAGATAAACGATGCGCTCTGTCATTCGACGAATACGCCAGTTGCGATACCATTTGAGCGGATTCATGGCTTTGACTCCACTCGTTCACGCCCAAGAGCCTCACGCGCATCATCTCGGACGTAGTTGTTCACGGCGTAGCCCAGATCTTCAGGATCTAGGAATCGGTTGATGAATGACTCGGTTCGCTTGATGCACTCTTGCTGCTCTTCAAGACGCTGCGCTGCTTCGGCAATCGCTACTGAGACAACGCCATCATTACCTTCGGATACGATTCGCATCGCTTTGATCAGTGTTTCGGTTGAGGTATTCACGGCTTGGCCTCCTTGTTTATCATGTCAAGTAACTCATCTCTTACTCGATGCTTTACAACCGACTCTGCAAGACCTCCATCTGAAGATTGTCTGGCCTGTTCAGATTTCGCGTCGATTGCTGCATCAATGTATTCCAATAGTTTGTTTAATAGTTCTTCGCTCACGGCTTCACCTCCTTCTCATTCCACAGCAGCAGATCGGCGCGGAGAGCGTCGTTCTCCTGCTCTAGTTGGGAGATGCGCTCCTGCTGCTCCTCCAGACGCTGCGCTGCTTCAGCAATCGCCGCGTTGGCCACGCCATCGTCGGATTGGATTTCTGTTGCCAATATGTGCATGGCTGCGATTAGTGTTTCGGTTGATGTTCTCACAGCTTGGCTTCCTTGGCTTTGCGCCATTTATCTCTGGTTTTAGACCCTAGCGGACAGAACGCTTTAAACTCGGAACACATCTCATCACCGGCCTCCTCCAGCCGCTTGATGCGCTCTCGCGCTTCATCACGCTGCTTCGTAAGCATTTGAATCTCACGCTTGCGACAGCCATCAGATTGACCAGTCCGTTTCCATTGATCGTCCGACCACATGATGTCTTGAATGGTCTTACACTTGTAAGTCGCAAACATACCATCCTCTGACACCAGCAGGTTTCCAACATGAACCATGATCGGCGACTCACAGAACGGGCATTTGTCTGGTACGGTTTTCACGGCTTGGCCTCCCCCAAATAAACAACCTGCGACGGGTAGAGCCATCTAATGTCAACACCGTGCCACTCTCGGTTTTCGGATTGGCCGCTGTGCTGTGCTATGGGATTGAGGCAGGCAATCCACTTCTCCAGCCGCTCAATTCGGTCTTGAAGCCGCAGGTTCTCCTCATCCAGCAATTGCTGCTGCCGGATGATTGCGTTGGCTGCGTTGAGTTCGCATTCCAACTGGCAAGCAAAGTTCGCGTTCACCCAATCTCCCATGAAGTGGGAGACTCCGCTTCGTTTAGCATCCGTCCTAGGTGTATCGCTCACGGCTTGGCCTCCTTCTTTCTGCACTTGTGGAAGAACGGGAACATGAATCGACCAATCCAACCGATGGTTTCTCCACACTTTTGGCAGCAATAGCTTGGATACTTCACGGCTTGGCCTCCTTGGCTTTGAACCATCTTGTCGAACTATCAAAACAGTATTTGCAAATGAGAACTGATCTATCATCACATTCGCATTCCGTGTCATTCATTGGGTCCATCGCATCCCCCGCCTCCTCCAGCCGCTTGATCCGCTCATTGGCCGCGTTGAGTTCTCGCTCCATCTTCTGTGCTTCAGCGAACAACAGATGGAACGACCAGTCGAAGTTATCCGTCCTCGGTGTATCACTCATTTCAGTCCCTCCGCCAGCATTGCGTGCTCCAAGATCAACACAGCGTCGGCCGTCTTCAGTGTGATCGTCAGCCTCGGCTGCCGCTGCTGCGCGATCTGCTTCAGGTGCGCCTTCCAGCGATCGCCGTGCGTGGCCTTGGTGCCTGCCTGAATGGTCTTCTGCCAAGTCTGTGGCGGCACCTCAATCACCCGGGTCTTAGTGCTGGCGATCAGGCCGTGCAGGAAGCCCACATTGCGCCCGAAATTGAACATGGCCGAACCCGGGGCACCTTTGCCGCCCACATAGCCGCCGACCTTCTCGATGAACACCACGTCGCTTACACCCAGCCGGTCGAGCACCAGGTCGCGCACATCGGCGTCGGTGGTTGGCATAGCGTCCAGCGTCACACCGCTGGGGCCGTAGTGCGCCAGGCCGCCGGACAGGCCGGGGTCGATAGCTAGTATGCGTTTCACTTGGCGTTCCTCCTTAGCCACGCCTTTATCGCCTGCTCGGTGACGGCACCGACCTTCAGGCCTGCAGCCCGGCAGTAGTCTCGCAGCGTTTTGTGGATGTCTGGGTTCACGTTGATCGTCTTGGTTTTACTCATTTGAGATGCTTGCGGACCTTGTTCCAGTAGGCCTCGGTGGCCTGCTTCTTATCGCCAGACGGGCCGCCATTCCAACGACGGGCGAGCTGCTCGGTGCTGGCGCCGCGGCCGTAGTGCTTCAGGTAGGCCTCGCAGACGGCCCGGGCCTGCGCCCTGTTGGTCATGTCCTGATGCCGGTAGTGGCTTCCGGTGATCCGGTTCACATCGAGCACAACGGCCTTGTGGATCTGCAGAGGCCCGATGGCCTTGCCGTTGTCGCCTACTGCCATGTCGTTGCCGGATGACTCGACGATGATTAGGGCGCTGATGAGGTTGGTCAGGTTCAAAAGAGTTGGTCCTTTCCTACAAGGATTTGATGCCCGGACTCGAACCCACCACCATTCTCCAACAGACGCACAATCGCGCCTTGTCCTTGACCACACGGACAATCTCTGACTATCTCGCAAGCTACTTCAAAGAATCCAACGTGACGGTATTTCGTTGTTCTTGGTATTTTGATAATCTTTCTCAGTTTTACTTTCATTTTGTCAGTTCAAAATTCTGCGCGTTGTTGAACCAGTCGCGCCCCTGGTGCCGGACTTCCTCACCGGCGGGATGGGCGGTTTGATGGGCACCGCCATGCCCTGAAGTGATCAGGACCAAACCGGGCGGCCCGAGACGATGTACGGGGCAGCAGCGTCTTTGACAGCTTGCTCGTAAACCCAGTTGTGCTTGGCCAGCAGGTTGGATGCAACCTCAGCAGCTTGGAACTTGCTCAGTCCGGCCTTGGGGAAGTTGTAGACCGCCTCGGTGATCTTGGAGAGTTTGTTTTGCTTGCTCATGGTGTTGATCTCGTTGACGGGATCAATCTGCACCATCACCCAAACACCTGCAACACAATTTTACTATTTTTCCCTCTTTTTGCAGAAAACCCAATGTTTGCAGGGGTTAAACGAGGGTCGAAAAGTCAGGATGCCAGCTCATTCGGCAGTCGCAGATCGACGTACCGGATGGTTTCGTATCGCTGCTCGTTGGCAACGGTGTCGAAGTAGCTCGAGACTTGGCGCCGCTCGCCGTCGCTGAAGTTGCGCAGGGTATCGTACCCGGTCGGCAGCACCGGCACGGCCTCATTCGGCTGGCCGTTCTCGGTGTCGAAGTTCCACGCGGTAAAGCCCTGGCTGTCGGAATAGGCTGCGAGGTTGATGGCCGGAACGTACCAGTAGTCATTGCCGCCGGCATCCTGGTCACGGTAGCAAACCACGCCATTGGCGATCAGGAGATCGTGGGCCTGCTCGGAGATGTAGAACGACGGGATGGTGCCGCCAGATTCACGCCCAGAAGGCCCGAGCAGCACCATGCCGATGGTCAGCACACCGAGCACACGGAATGATCCGTTGGCATCGTACAGCGGGCAGGATGACATCCCCAAGCACAGCGGCACGGCCCTCGTCCAGGCCCGCACCGACCATTCCAGCAGGTTCCAGAGCCACGGGCTCTTCGGGATCTTGTGGAAGAACGGGCCACCGCCGGGCAGGTAGGGATTGCCGACCGGGTTGTAAGGCAGATCAAACCCGACCTGCTCGACGCCACCTGTCCAGCATATGTGCGTCATGTTATCGCGGTACGGTGGCGAGTAGGTCGACGATTTGAACGGCACGCTGGAGGCGAACGAGGCGCCGCGGCCGTCCTTGAAGATGTCGTCCCGCTGGGCCGGCACCAGGTCGACAAACGAGCTGTTATCGGCTGTCGGTATGTAGGCGTACTGCTGCGTTCTGTTGGGACTGCCTGGGATCCGCACCGAGGCGTCGATGCCTCCTGGGCCGCCCCACTTGTTCAGCCAGAAGTCGGCGCCCCACGGCCTGTCGTCGACGCCACCGCCAGATGCCATGTTGATCTCGTAGGTGCGCACCTGCTCGAAGTCGTAGATCGAGCTGGAAAAGCCCCAAGGGCCGCCAGCAGGGATGTAGGCGGTGTTGACTGCCTGCACACCGGATCCCGGCACCGGATTGAGTGCGGGCAGCACATTGCCCCATTGCTGGCTCGGGTAGGTTCCGGCGACCTGCAGGTAAAAGATATGCGTTCCGGAGGTGTACCGGGTATTGAACCACGGGCCGACTCCGAATCCGATGGGGCGGTCGGCGATGTAGAGGCTCTCGTTGTCCGCAGTGGTCTCGAAGTTATTCAGCAGGCTGCCGCCAATGCCTGTGGCCGTTGCCGCTCGGCACATCAGGCCCATCGGCGTCATGCTGACCACCGACACCTTCTCCTCAACGATGTCGACGGCATCGGTGTAGGTGTTCAGGAAACCAACCTCGACAGCGATTTTGCGCCGGAGGTTGCGCATTGTGTCGAAGATGGTCGGCTCGTTCCCGGCGTCCCAGGTGTAAGTTCCTGGCCCGCTGATCGGATCCATGCCCTTGCAATACTGCACCGGGTAGACCGTCGAGATGGTCTTCACGCTGGCGTCGATCTCCCAGTAAGGATTCGTGGTCGTGGTGAAGATGTTGGCGTCGATAGGGTAAATCCGGATGACGCCGCGCTGTGTGGTCACCTGCATCCCGGTGGCCGTGACGTTCACGTCGATGCCTAGATCGCGCAGACGGTCGACCAGGCTGGTCGTGCCGTTGAAAACCCGGATTTGATCGGATACGACATTCCCGGCCGCGTTGCTGAACGTCACCCGGGCACGGCCCCAAGTGAACACGGCGTCCCCGATGGTCGTATTGGCATCGGTCGGGTCGGCATAGACTCCGGTGTACACCTGTCTCGGATCGTATGGGATGAACGGGTCGTGCACCGCACCCATCACCCGGCGCCACTCAAACAGAATGAACGGGTTGGCCACGTTGTTCGCTTGGGCGGATCGTTCGAGGCTCAGGAACTCCGACTGGGTGGCGGTGTCGGACCATGACGGCGGCCCCTCGGCGAGGAACGGGATGTCGCCGGTGAAGTATGGGAAGAAGTAGCGGCAGAATGTTCCGCCCGGGAAGGTCACCGCCCAGGTGCCGTCAGGCCGGCGCCGGAAAGCCCTGCAGGAGCCCGCGGAAACGAATTGGCGGTCTGCGCTGCCATCGGGCAGTTGCAAGAACACCACGGCCGATCTGGTGCCGCAGTTGTGCACCCGCCAGCAATCGTAACGCTGGTATGTGCGCAAGATCCGGAACTCGTAGATGCCTTCGAGCGCGATCTCGGCAACGGCCAGCCGGTGCTTGTGGATTCGCCCAGGAGGCAGTGTCGGGTCAATGCCGGCGCCGAGACTGCCTCGAACATAGGACGTCAGGCCCGAGGTTGACGGCGGATCCCAGCCTAGATGCACGTCGTACTGGATCCCGGCCACCTCGCGCTTCAGCAGCTCGAAGCTGTAGTGGATATCGGCGACGTCACAGGTGAACGGGTCGCCACCAGCCACCCAATGGTCGACGTAGGCCTGCCCGCCTTCGACGTCGAGGTGCTTGGTCTCGAGCTTCGACAGCTCGACCTGTGTCTGCACCTGGTTGTGGTTGTCCCGCCAGTCGGTGCCGATGCCGGGGATGTAGTCCGGGCCGACTGCATTGTCGGCTCTGAGGCGTTTGCAGGTGTCCTGGTCGTTGCGGTAGACGTACCAGACGCCGTATGGATATTTCCCCTCCCATGCACCGGATGCGGAGTTGGCGAACAACGGGCTTTTGCCGTTGAGCACCCGGTGGCATTTCTGGTCGAAACGGGAATAGAGGCTGTTCAGGTTCGACGCCGTGAACATCTTCTCCCGCTTGTCTACGGCGAAAGGCATGGTGGCGGATCAGTAGAACCAGGATTCCTCGGCGGTCTGCGTTATTCCGATGCTCGGCTGGATCTTCAGGGTCGTGCCGTTGGCATTCTGCTCGACGCGTTGCCCCGGCCCGGCGACAAGCTGAACCCGGCGCACAGCCTCAATGAGCTGGTTAATGGTTCGAGCATGGTCTGATTTGAGACCACGCTCGGACAATTTGGCTGGGAGCTGGATCATGGCGTCATATCTCGCAGAACTGCGCGAAGATCTTAACCGGGGAGTTCGATGCCTTGACGTACATGGTGGCATCGACCCACGGGATCAGGATGAACTGACCGGCAGGGATCTGGAAGCTGTACGGCGAGGAAGGACCGATTGAGACCGAGTTGACCAGATCGAGGTTGACCACCAGGAGTCGGTACGGCGTGGCCAGATCCGCGGTCAGATCGAGGGCCTCGTCGGTCGTACCGACCACCTGAGTCTGCTGCCCCATATCGGTGCCGGTCATGTTGGCCACCGCGCTGTAGGACAGTGAATTGATCGTTGCACCGCCTTTCGCAGCATAAAGCCGCGCCGACATCTCGACTTCGTTGGCCATGGTGTTGGTTGGTTAGATCTCGCAGAAGGTGGCCTGAATGGTCACCGAGGAAGTGTCGGCCTTCAGGTAGAGCGTGGCGCTGACATACGGAATCAGCATGGTCTCACCGGCCGGGATGCGCATCGTGTAGGTGCCGGAGACGAACCCAGCCTCGACGAAGTTGGTGCTGTCGAGGTTGCTGATCAGCAGCTTGTAAGGGCTGGAGACATCGACGGGCACGTCGAGAGCCTCGACCGTGATGCCGATGAGCTGGGTCTGGCTGCCCATGTCGGTGCCGACCATGGTGGCGGTTTTGGTGTAGGTGACCGAGGGCAGATACGCACCGTTTTTCGATGCGTACAGCCGGGCCGTCATTTGAATCTCGTCTGCCATAAGGTGTGCGGATGTTGGTTGAGGTTAGAAGAACGGGTAAATATCAAGATCGTATGGGGCGAACGTCCAGGAGATCACCTGCTCGACCTGGTTGGTCTTGGTGATCAGGTTGGTCGAGTAGTTCGTTTGCTTCCAGCCCCACGCGGTCCCGGATGGAGCCTGCACCTGTCCGGTGATCGGATCAACAGGAACGGGTGGCAGCATTGACGAGACCGAAAAAGGAAGGCTCCAGATCTGAATGAACGAGAGCGGGTAGTAAACAGGCGGGATGCCTTGCGGAACTTGCGGCAGCCCCAGATTGCCTGAGAACGTGGCAATGCGCGTCAGGCTTACCCGGGCCACCGGAAACGAGTCCTCGCCGCGGGCCAGCTTCGCCCAGATCCGGCGAGCAATAGGAAGGTTTCCTAGAGGCGAGATGTCCTCGAGCTTCTGGCCATTTCTGACTGCCTCTTCAATGGTCTTCTTGTAGTAGGCAGGATCCCCAGTTGCATCGGCCTCTTTGGCTACGGCAGGCAGAGCAAAAACGCTGATGTCGACGTAATCCGTGCGGAACTCGTAGCGGATGTCAGCGATCTCACCTGGCTGCGGGACCGACTGCTCGTAAATCTCAACGCCGGGGTCGTAGCTGCTTCCGCCGATGGTGACCGTGGCTTCAGAGTAGGGGCCATCCTCCCGGATCGAATACTTGGCGCCAATGGCCACCCATTGCGCCGAGGCGATTCTAAGAACGTCCTTGGGCCCTCTGAAGGTGAGCTGAACCACGCGGCCTGTACCGCTGTTGTCGTAGGATCTCGAGACCTCGATGTAGCCAGGAAACGCTGCCAGCTCGTTTGCTTGTTGGATCGTCGCCATGTTATTCGGAGACGGCCTCGGCCGTGCGTTGAGTGTTGCGGCTGATGTCGCGGATATCCTGGGCCTGCGTCTTCACGGCGCCAAAGTAGCGGTCCATGTTGCTCTGGAAAGCGGTGAACCCACCAGTGCGTGCGAGCTGATCGCCCGATACCGCGGATACGGCAACCATCTTTCCGGCCGGGCTTCCTTCAAAGGATGCATTGCGCATCAGTTCCGCCCTCTTTTCGCGGGCTTCTCTGCGGGCCTGCAGCTCGGTGTCCTGTTCATCCATTGATGTCCTGAATGCCTGCAGGCTTTGCGAGATGATGTTTTGAGTTTCACTCACAACACCTTTGCCTGAAATCATGTTAACGAACGTCTGCGATCGCATTCTGGCGAATGTGTCGAACATATTTCCAACAGCCTCCAGCAGCTTAAAAAACGGCACCACCACGTTGGCTATCAACGAGCCTGTGCCTGCAGCCATCGTTTTGTTCATGATCTCCACCCGATCATTGGCTTCGTCGAGTGTGGTGATGACCTCATTCGACATGACCATGCCGAGGTTCCTAGCCTGCTGAGCGGCTTCTCCAAGGCCTTCGACCATTGAAGGGATCAGTGCGCCAGCCCCTCTGCCTGCGAGTTCTCGAAACGGTTCGAGCAGTTGCTGGGGATTCGATACGTTCTCGAAGGCCTTTCCGATCTTCAGGAAGATGTCCTCGAGTTTGGCCGTCTTCAGCTCTTCTGCAGTGATCCCGAACTTGGTGAATGCTGCAATCAGGCCTTGGTTTCCTTGGAGTGCACCAGTCCTAGCCACCGCGATTTTCTCGAGTGCGCCGCTGACTCCTTCCAGGCTTCCACCAGACATCTCTGCGGCAAACTGCATCTCCTGCAGGAACTCCGCGGTAACACCGAGCTGAGTCGACAGGTCGTTGATTTTTCCGGCTGCATCAATGGCCTGCATCCCGAACTGGGCGAGCTTGTCGACGGTGAAGATATTCGCCAGCGACGAGCTGATTTCCCGGCTGATACCTTTGGCCAACGACGTGGCCCTCTTGGCACCTGTTTCAAAGGCCGTACCGTCGAACCCCAGCTTTGCCAACAGTGAGAAGATTGCCATGGTCAGTTTTGAGGGTGTTGCTGCGCCCAACGCCACAAGGCCTCGTCCTTGGCGCTCCACAGCTCGACGTCACCATGGGTCTCGGCTCGAGCTAGGACAAGCCTTTCGGCATCACCTATCGGCATTGATAGCACGGTTTCCTCGCTCAGACCAAGGTCGAGGCAGCAGGCCATCATTCTCTCAGGCCAAGGCATCGACAGCGCCTTTTTCACGCCCGGCTTGGTCAGGATCTCCGGCGCCGTAGATTGGCCGGCCATCCAGTTGTTCCATTTCTCGAACTCGACCTCGAACGACAGCTTGATGGTTTTGCGCGTCCAAAAACGAACTGCAATACCTCGGAGAGGTGATCGCATCGTTTTAAGTGATTCGCTGATAGGCTGGGAGCAGATCAGAACCGCCTGCATGAGTTCCGGCCTGCCAACCTCACCACCGACAACAAGCGGAGACTGCAGTCGGTGCAGAACCAACGAATGCCCTACAGAAAACGGAACAAGGCGCAGCCCCATCACAATCGGACAGGGTGGCGCCGTGGCGATCAGAATGTCGGCTAGGCCGATCACAGGTTGGTGGCGGCGCCCGAGGCGGTCAGGTTGGTGTAGCGCTTCAGCGTGATGGTGCCGGTAGCCTTGCCGGTCTGGGTCGTCTTGATAGAGCCACCGCCGGAGTAGATCCAACGGTTGCCGGTGGCCGCGTTGATGGCGTCGGCATAACCACCGATTTCGATCACGGGAGCTCCGGTAATGACGCAAGTGCCGTTGACATCCGGCAGGCTGGCAGCCAGCAGGGCATTGGCAGCGCTGGCGCCGCTCGGGATGAAGTTGAGTGTCAGCGTCAGGCGGTTGTTGTATCCGATGTGACCGACAACCTCGCCCGAGCTGTTTCGCACCTCTTCGGTGTCGGCTTCGTGCGTGATGTCGTAGCTCTCGACGTCGGGCGCGACGTAGCCTGTGACAACGAGGTTCCCCGCGGCGTCATAGAGCGCCATCGAGGCCGGTGATCCAAAAACGTATTTACTGCCTTGAGTGTTAGCCATAGTAATGTGTTACAGGGTTGCGGAACAATACAGCGTGAAAGTCCGGGTGAACGTCCTGGACCTATTTGAAATTGAAGATGCACCGAAATCAAGCGGTGCGGCGAACTGCGCCGTGAATGGACCACTGGCGTTGTCCTGGTCGGCATCTAGCACAGATGCACCATTCGCGTCGAAAAGCGGCAGAATGAGGCTGTCCAGCGCCGCCACGGTGGTCAGCACATCGGCCTCGTCGGTGTCGTCGGCCGATAGCTGCAGCTCGACCTCCATATTGACCTCGCAGGTCAGATCGGTGCGCTGCATTGGCCGCGCAGAAGTCGACGAGACAACCACCCGCGGAAAATTGGGCATGGTGTCCTGCTCGTCGGGATCGTCGTACAGGCCGCGGCTGTAGGATGTCAGGAACGACGGGGTGCCGGCGCCGGCCCCAGACCAATCTCCGGAGGCTAGGTAGTCGACAAGCGCCTTCTCGGCTCTGGGTGCAACGCCGTTCATTTGATGTCGATGCCGTTATCTACCAACACCTGCCCATTGGCAAGCAGTGCATCGGTCAGGTGAGTCGATAGTTCCGCCAGCTCGTCGTCGTAGGCCTTCTGCATCGACGAATCATAGATCGACTTCACTCGACCGAGTTGATTGTCGGCGATGCCGGACTGCATCAGCACCGATGCCGTTGGATTCCAGCCAGGCACAGCTTGAAAGCCTTTTGCCCTGGTGCCCTTGTGAACGGCGACGTTTTCCGCTGGAAGGCCGTATTGGTTGGCGATGGCTACCAACGCTGCGTTGGGCTTTTTCGGGGCCTTGTATCCGGCCGGTTTCACAAGCGGCTTCCACTTCGGCTTGTCGTATTGGCTGAAGCCTTTGTTGAAAACTCGGATTGCCTTGACCACACCGGAGCGCAGGTAACCTACCGACCCGATGGCCTTACGGTAGACTGCCGATGCAGCCTGCTTCATTTCCTCGCCGTACAAACCGCGGCGGCCGGCCTTGCGTTCTCGGGCCTGAGCGATCAGATGAACACGGCGCAGCAAACGGCTCTTGCCGATGCGCTTGCCGGTCTTCTTGCTCTTCCGGTTGATGTCTCCGAGCGGTTTGGAAAGGTAGTCTGCGATGCGTGCGCGTTCCGATGCCGGGCTCTTGGGAGGCACCAGAACGAACAAGCGGACCATCAGGTAGAACATCCGGGCGTTCACCGCCTTGTCGAGATCACGGGTGGTGGCCAAGAGGTACTGCTTCAGCGCAGCGTCGAACCTCGAGGAATCCACCGTGATATTGACGACAGGCCTCATTTGCTCTTGGCCCCGAGTTCGAGGCTGTAATAGGCGCCTGAAGCGTCCACGCGGCACGATAGGATGCGCAGCGTGCGGCCTTGGTACATGAGCGTGCGCCCGACCACCGGCCGAGGTTTGCAGAAGGTCAAAGCGATGCGGTCGGTGTTCTCCAAGAGAACGAACCCGGAGTCCTCACGCTGCAGCCTCGAGAAGGTCGTGCCCTGGTCGAGCGTGTACAGCGTCGAGTCCATGGAGACGAGCGTGCTATCGCAGGTCTTCCAATCGGAGAACATGACCAGGATTCGGGATGTCACGTTGTCCTGAAACCCGCCTGCCACCGGGGTGTTGGCATCGGCGACCGCGGCCGGGATGCACCGGATCGACGAGCCCTCCCAGATGAACATCGGCGCCCCGAGCATCTGCTGGAGCACCGTCATGCCCTGCTGGAGACTGGATCCGATGGTGGTCATCAGCAGGTGAAGTAAACGCCCGAGACAAGGATCCGGCTGGTGGCTTGGAGCTGGCTGGCCAGGCTCGAGATGTCGCCGGTTTCGTAGTGGCTGAGTTGGCAGTAGGACGTGCCGCCGACCACCTTGCCGATCACCGCGGTCTTGGCCTGCGTGGTGGCATTATCGAGCCAGATCGAAACCGCGGCATCATAGGTCGACGTATCGGGCAGGCTCAGGCGGAGTTCGCCGGTGGCGCTGCCAGTCACCGAGTTGATCGTCAGATCCGCGGTGAAGGTGGTGACGAACCCGATGGACGTGTGCCGAGCGGTGTTGACGGTGAAAGCGAACGTCCGGCCGCCACCGGAATCGGTCAGCGTCGGCACCCAGGTCGACGGCGCCACAAGCGGGAGCGCGGCGTAGATCTCGTCGAAGTTGTCGTTGATCTTCTGGCCGGCGCCCCGGAGCGTGTCGCCGGTGTTGTCGTTGGCGATTGCGCCGATGTTGATGGTTTGCTGGGCCATGATCAGTTCTTGGGTAAAACGTACCAGCCGGCAGGCAGCGTCACCTTGGACGGCCCCACCAGCTTCTTGTCCTTGTCGAATCCGTAGACGCTGGCCTGCACAGGCTTGGCCAGCATCACCGGATCACCGTGCGGCACCATCACCACCTTCGTCTGCTGGCAGCCCAGGCAGATCGGCAATGCGATCAGCCAGATCAGCCTTGAGCTGCTCAGGTGCTTTGCCGTGTTGAACATCGGTGGGTGGTGTTTCTCTGAACCAGTCGAGCAGGGCCTTGAGAATCTGGTAGATCCAATTCACTCGGGCTTCTTCTCGGTCTCCTTGGCATCCTTGGCCATGATCAGGCCGAACCCGGCAGTCGCCGCGGCAATGGTCGAGGCTAGGTCGACAGTGGTCGCAGGATCGCCGTCGAAGAGAGCCTTGAGAGCGCCGCCGATGGCAACGAGGATGGCGCCGATACCGGCCAGCGTAGTCTTGGTGTTTTTCATTTCTTGAAGAAGAGCTTGTAGGCGCCGTAGAGCGCACAGATCAGACCAACCACAGCAGTCGCCAGTCGGACCCAATCGGTCAGCACCGGGATGAACGATGCCGCCGTAGCACCGGCAGCGGCTGCAAGTGAGATGATCGGGCCGTTGGTTCCTGCGTGGTTGGTCGCGTCCATGTGTTACTCAGGCTTGGCTTGGGCAGCATTGAGGATCAGATCGACGAGCGGAAGAGCGGCACGGGCGTTGGCCACACCACCGGCCTTCACAGCAACGTCGATGAGCTGGAGCAAGCTATTGGCCTGCTCCTGAGTGAGTTCGATCTTGATCATATCAGGCCGCAGTGTCGGCAGACACAGGCTGATCCGCAACGATTTCCTGCGCCGAAGACGGCTCGGAATCGGCCTGCGTCGCCAAAACCGGCGTCACCTGAGGCAGCATCGGAGGAACGATTTCAACCGGCGGCGATGAAGGCTGCGCCACCCACGGCAGCGGCGGAGCGATGACCGGAGGGTTGATCTGGTCGTTGATCTGCTGCGTGACGTTCGCTTCGATGGCGGTCTTGTTCACGCCGTTCTCGTAGCACCAACCAAGCACCTGTTCCTGCGTCAGATCAGGATACGGCGTGAAGGCCTCCGTAGGAGGAGCGAACGACGCGCTGCCGTAGCAGGTGCCGCTGTAGGTCTTCGCGTCGTCGCCGGTGCCGGTGGTTTCGGTGCCGTTGCAACGCCAGTCGGCGGTAATCACAACGTCCGTGAGACTGCCTTCGGTCGGCTTAACGAGAAGGCGTTCGATGATCCAAGAGATGTTCATGGTGGTATGGATTAGGCGTTAGCGAGCGTGGTGACAGTGCCGGAAGATCCACGGTACTTCAGCGCACCGGCTTCGACGTAGAGCTGGCCACCAGTCACGTTGGCCGTAGGAGCGGTGCCGTTGGCAATCTGGATGGTCTTGGCAGCGGTAGTTCCAGCAGCGGTAAGACCGACGAGCAAGTTGCCGAGGGCGTCGAGCGTCATCGCTTGGGTGAAGGTGATGGCGTTGCCAGCGGTGCCGCTGGGGGCGGTGTACCAGCTATGTATTCCAGCTTCCTGACGGTACTGTGTGGCAAAATTGGAACCGATGTATGTGTTGTTACCAGCACCGTTGATAAACCAATTCTGCCCAATAATAGCAGCAAAGTTGTCGGTTCTGGAAGCTAGACAAGCAGAGGCACCAACTTGAACCGCCTTCCAACTCGAAAACCACGCACTCGGCGTAACCCCCACGCCGACGTTTGCAGCCGCATCAATTGTAACAGCTTCGCGGTAAACGCTGGCGTTCGCGGACGCGACGATCAGCTTGAGACTTCCAGCGGTGGAATTGTCAGCACCAAGCGCAAGTATGCGCGAACCGCTGGAGTAATCGAAAGACAGTGCGTTTGCGGTCGGGTTGCTGGACAGGTTCCCGATAGAACCTGTCGTCAGGAACGCACCATTCGTCTGAACCTTTCCAACGGTAGGCACAACCCCCACGCCCAGCCCCGTGGAGTTCAGGGTCATTCGAGTGCCGCCTGCGCCGTCGAGCCAAGTGAACACCCCAGAAGGATCAATCCGATACTGTTCGTTTCCGCTAACAACAAACCGCATTCTGTTCGTCGAATGATCATATCCAACTTCGCCAACAGAAGACGAATCGACGTCACCAAAGTTGATCCGAACTTGCGACGTGTTCGGACCAATCAAAGTCAAATCATTGGCAACAGCACTCGCGCCGGTGATTCGAGCCACGGCAAACGAACTCGTCGCCGTCGAAGCTCCAGTCGCAAGAATATCAAGCAGATGAGCAGGACTCGCCGTATTAATACCCACCCGATTGTTCGTCGAATCAACCTTCAGCGTACTCGTGTCCACCGTCAGATCGCCGGTGATGGTGGCGGAGGCGAGGGTGGCGGTGGGAGAACAAGCGAGGATGTTGTTGATGCTGATTCGCTTGGTCGTGCCGGATGCCGCCATCGACGTATCGGACACGTCTACAATCGGCATCATGTCGTTTGCGGGATCGGCCGCCGTAAGGGCCGTCAGGGCTGTAATCTTAGAGTCTGCCATGGGTCAGTTTGATTGGATTTGAAGTTTTCCGTCGTCCTCCCGAAAGAGGAAGCCAGCGTCCTCTAGCAGAAGGGAATCAAAGGTGCCGAACGTGATTACGATCTTTCCGGTGCCGTCCTCCTGCAGGATAAAGAACTCGTCCTCCTGGAGAAGGTCACGGCGCAGCACAGGCAGGTCGGTGCCACCGGCTTGGCCCGGGAACAACCTATTCAGTGCTATGCCGTTTGCGATCATTTAGCTACGGGCAAGGAAGGCCACCACGCTGCCGGAAGAGATTTGAAAGCCGGTGATGTTGCCAACCAGCGGGAAGCCCGCCGGGATGGTCTTGGAGGTCCAGGTGCCGCTGATCTGGAAGCCGGTGATCGACGTGAACACCGTCGGCTCAGTCGGGATCAGTGCCGAGTAATTTCCGGTCTGGGCCGTCGTGGCGGTCACCAGCGCAAAGCCTTCGCGGCCCATGCTGTACTCGGTCGAGATGTCTGCTTGAACGGCCATTGTGTTTGATCAGTAGAGGGGGCCCCGGCCCTATTGCCGAGGCCCCCGGGTTGTCTGTTATCCTTTACGAACTTTCGGTGCAACGCTGCCCTGTATCCACAGGATCAGCTTCGTGCCCTCTGCAATCTTCGCGGGTTGAAGTCTTCGCGCTGGGCGGCAGCGTCGACTTCGGGAC